TTATTTCGTAAGAATCCACTAAGATTAGATAGATTCATAAAACCAGCAAAGGATACTTCATAATGAGAAGTCTGTGCCAGTCTACCAAACTGAGCAATGGTTTCTGACATTCCTTTCGCTGTTCCAGGACCTGACCTATTACCAGTATATCCTGCACCACCACCACTTAAAGCGTCAGCGATGTCATTAGCATTGTTGAGAATACCAGATACTTTCTTTATTGCTTTACTATTAGGGAATATGCTTGCTGCTAATCTTCCATATCCAGCAGCAATCTGAGCACCCTTTGCAAGATTTTGCACGTTTGTTGTTATGATTTGCCTATACTATATAGGAAGGAAGTGATAAATATTAATGGCATATAAAGGAAAATACAGACCAACGAATCCTAAAAAGTACAAAGGTGATCCAACAAACATCATCTATCGTTCTCTTTGGGAACGTAAGTTCATGTGTTATTGTGATTTAAATGATAATATTTTAGAGTGGGGAAGTGAAGAATTTTTCATACCATATCGTTCTCCCTTAGATAATAGAGTACATAGATATTTTCCTGACTTTTATATTAAATATAGAAAATCCAATGGATCTATTTGTAGATCTATTATTGAGGTGAAACCAGATAAACAAACAAGACCTCCTAAGAAACCAAAAAGAAAATCAAAAGGATACATGTACGAGGTAACCCAATATGTCACAAATGAGGCAAAGTGGGATGCTGCCAAAGAATTTTGTAAAGACAGACTTTGGGAATTCAGAATATTTACTGAAAAAGAATTAGGTATTAAATAATGACAGATAGTTTTGGATTTAATCCACCAACAGACAATAGACTTACTCCTATTGTGGATGAGTTGAATGGTATGGAAGATCCTGACGATATGATGTTGTCACTTATATCAGTTTTAGATGAAAGTGGATCTGTTCCAGAGGTAGGACAATATTATACATTCATCTATAAACCAAAGACACCTAACATTACATATGATGAGCACCCATTAGTAGCCGTCACTGAAGTTTTAGAATGGGGATTCCGTGGATTTAATCTTCATTTTGGTCAGGTAAGACAATATACTTTTCCAGAAATTATAGGTCAAGTGCACCTAGTTAGAGGGAGTGAATTTGAAGATATTAAGCATATTCCGTATGCCAGAATAAAAACTAGCAGATAACTCTATAAATAGTTTTGGAACCCGAATTAGAAAATAGTGGTTAGATTTACTGAAGTACCTACTACACTAGGCAAAATAGCAGATTATTCCTCAAGATTAAGTAATGTTTTGGGATCTATTGCAAGTGGACAATCAGCAGGTGGTATCTTGCGATATCCTAGTGATATGATTGACTCTACAATGGATTACATGAAGATAAGTTGTCTTGAATATAAACCAGCTGGAGGATTAACCGAGGGTGGTAGTCTTAAAGTTCAAGAAGGTTCTGCTGTAAGTGCTGCTAATAATAAAATAAAATCGACAATTATATTACCAATGCCAGTAGAAATAGGAGATTCTCAGGAAGCAGGTTGGAATGAAAATGATGTAGATGCTCTTTCTTTGGCAGGATTTTCTGCACTATCAGGTTTAGTATCAAACGATGCAAAAATAACTGAACCAGGAAAGGCAATTAAAAACGCTGGTCAATCAGTTCAAGGTTTTATTGATAAAGTTTCTGGATCTGGTGGTGCTCTCATCAAACAGTTTCAAAACAAAATGGCAGCACAGGCTGTCAATGCATTAGGTGGAAATATTGATTCACAAGCGATTCTTGCAAGAACTCAGGGAAAAATTGTTAATCAAAACAAAGAATCACTATTCAGTGGTGTTGCTATAAGAAAATTTCAGTATAGATTCCAATTAGTTCCAAGGAGTCCAAAAGAAGGTCAAACAGTTAAACAAATTATTAGAACTTTCAAACAATGTATGTCTGCATCAAAAGGTGCAGAAGGAGTTTTCTTGAATAGTCCAGATGTATGGAAAGTTGAATTCATGACAGGATCTCAACCACATAGATTTTTGAAGAGACATAAAGTTTGTGCACTCACTCAGGTTGGTGTTAATTACACTGCTAGTGGACAGTACAGTACATATGAAGATGCAACACCAACTCACATGAGTTTAGCGTTGTCTTTTTCAGAACTTAACCCAATTTACAAAGAAGATTATGATACTGGTGAAGGTCTACGAGGAACAGGATACTAATGGGATATTTCAGAGAACTACCAGATTTTGAATTTCAAAGTCCTTTTTCAACTTATAGAAACTCAAAAGACGAGTATATAAAAACTAAAAACCTCTTCAAGAGAATGAAACTTGTTGATGAGGTTTATAATGAAGTTACTAATTTTGACAGATATATTATTCCAGATGGAGTTAGACCTGATCAAGTTGCCTTAGAATATTATAAAGATGAAGGACTGGACTATGTTATCCTAATCACTAATAATATTATCAATCTAAGGGATGAGTGGCCACTAGGAGGAGAAGACTTCTATAATTTTATCTACAGAAAGTATGGTAAAGATAATATCCAAAACATTCATCACCACGAAACAACTGAACTAAGAGATACTAATGATAAGTTAGTAGTTCCTGCAGGTAAGTTAGTTGATTCTAATTTCACAATATATTTAAATGGAGTTGCAGTAAATCCAGTAAAGAGTGTTTCTAACCTAGCATATGAATTTGAAGAAAACAATAAAAAAACTGAGATTTATTTGTTAAAACCTCAGTTCTTAGGATTGTTTATTAATGATTTAAGAACAGCATATAAGTATACTGTTTCTTCTCAACGAAGAAATGCAAAAACAAAGAGAGGATCTTATTAAGCCTCAGCAAGTTTCTGGAACTTTGCCATAATATCGTCAAGGTCATCATCACTTGATGGTTCTGATATCGTAGGTGTCTCAACCTTTCGATGTAAACCTTCACTATAATCTTCTAATTCACCTCTACTATCATCTTCATCAGCAACTTCAGGATCAGGACGACGTACTGCTCCTTCTAGACCTAAAACAGTCTTCATACGTTTTTCAAGAATTTCATAATCCTTGAACTTATCAGCAGCAACAATTTCTGCAAGTCCATATTCTTTCTTCCAGATTGCTTCCATAGCATCATCATCGTCTAAAAGTGGACTAACAGCAGCAAACTCAGAAGAATCATAGTTCCAGTAACCTGCAACTTTCTTGATCTTTAGTTTGAAGTTAGCACCTCTCCAGAAATCGAAAGGATCGATTGCTTCTTCATCTTCAAATTCAGGTTGCATAGCAGCAAGGATCTTATCATAGATCTTCTTACCAAACTTGAATAAGAATACACCACCCTCATTTTCAGGGTTAGTAGGATCTTTTACAACATAAATGTTTGCGTAGTAAGAGAGTTTACGTTTCTGACTACGGGCAATTTCTTTATTAGCATCAGTACCACTATTCCAAAGTTCGGAATTGTATGCAGATACAGGATCTTTACCACCAATTGTAGTCCTAGAGTTTTCAATATACCATCCACCAGGACCTTTAAATGCGTGAGTATATAACTTTACGAATGGCATATCTTCGCCATCAGGTGCAGGTAGGAATCTGATAACAGCATAACCGTTACCTGCTTTATCTACTTCAGGTTTCCATAAGCGATCATCGCCAGAACCACCCTGAGCAGATTTGTTTTGTTTTTCTATTTCTTTTACCAGTTTGCTAGTAAGAGATCCGAGTTTAGATTGTTTTTTAAGATTTGAAAAAGACATTAGATTTGGCCTGTGTTTTTTTGTACGGATTTAGTTATTATAGTGTATGATTGGTCAGTTGTCAAGTCCACTGGTTTTGATCACTTGTATGAGTGTCTCATCCATTGTGTCGAAGACTTCTGACATGTTTGTGCCTTCAGGAAATCCAAGCATCAGTGCTGATTGCTCGATTTTTTGTTTAAGTTCAATTGCTTCAGGATCGTCTGTAAGAGTTAATCTTGTATACATAATTCTTTGTTTTTCAATAAGACTACGCAACTTGTCTATATGCTCTTCTTTGTCCTCATTAGTAAACGTCCGATAAGTAAAAAGAGAGTTAAATATCTCTTCTTGAATATCAGTAATTTCTTTTAAGGACTGTTGTACGATTTTAGAATCGAAAAACTCACTCATTGACTTGTTGCCTCCTTTAGCATTTTTTGACACGAAAACACATTAATATTTAGGAAGGGAGTATACTTTTTAATTTTTAAACTTACGGTTTCCCATACAGGGTCTTTTAGTTTATTATCAAAATAAGGAACAAAATTGAGAATCTTGTTCATAATAACCAGAGTTTCCAAGTTAATTCTACCAGATAAGTATTTTTTTAGCAATATCGGATGTCCCCTACACTCCATCACACTTTTAAAGTCTTCAGTATTAAATAATATCTCCAGATCTTCCTTATAATGGTAAGCAAGACTTTGATTGATTTTCAACCATGTATTATAATTATTTTCACCTTCTTTGATAATTTCACCAATCCAAACTGATTGTGGATTAGATGGATAAACAAAGTTTGCTACAAAGTATTCTTTAATCTCACTATCAGTTTTCTGACGAGACATCTTCTCAAAAAAATACTTATCTTTCCTTCTATTAAAAGATGCTACAGATGCTGAAGTAGCACCATAATATCGGAAGTAATCGTAGGCAGGTTGAGTAAAATGCTGTTTGATCGCTAAGTATGTTTTGTAGCAATCAAAAGCAGTCATACGGGTAGTTTTGCTCGACTTGTTTTCTTTAGAAAATTCAATTGCGTGGCATCCCATCTTAATTTTTCTTTCAGTGGTTTAGATACTAATTTTGTCACAGAATCAACCTCAATCTCATTCTTTTCACAAAACAAAATAATTGCGTCAATGTAATTGACATTCTCTTGTGTGGCAATATTTTCAATTTCAAGAGCAAAACTCTGTTTGCACATGAATTTTTCTTTTAGGACTTCATCTAGGGTTTCTTTAGGCATATTCTTTTAGTTTGTGTTTGATGAATTCTTGGATGTATTGGATTAATTCCTTTATATACTTTGATTTGTCGCGTTCGATATAAACTTCGCAATCTCCATCTTCACATGCCATGATAATAACAAACTTCTTTACAGTAAGTCCAGTGAGTTCATACAACATACATGCGTATGCACAACATTGTACGAAATAGTGGTCAATCCACTCTCGCGGCTTAGGTGATGTGGAAGTTTTGAAATCAATGATAGCAAGTTCACCATCATATTCTGCTATACAGTCAACAGTTCCAGCAATGCCAAGTTCTTTGCTGTACATTGATGACTCTAGTGCATGAATATTAGTAATACTATCCAGAAAAGGTTTTGCTATATTGAATAGCATTTTAGAGATAGGCAATACATCTGTAGGTGCTTGCTCATTCTTTAAATAATATTCTGTAAGAGTGTGCATATCAGTACCACGACTTGTAGCCGCTTTCGTGATACGGTCAGCTTCTTTATCACCAACCTTTTTTCTCCACTTTGCAAACTTTGCTCTATTCCTGTGACTAGTAACAGAGGTTATGGACACTAAATCTAGCATCTCACCACCATCTTCTACTTGATAATATCTGACTCCATCAACAGTCTTACGACTGAGTTTAGGAAGATTCAAATTGACATGATTAAACATTGAGTATTTAAATATTTAGGGCAAGTTTAGTAGCGATGTATTTTTTGACTAAACCAGACCTGACAATATCATTCACTGTAAACTCAGTGATTCCAAACTCATCTTCCATGTTACGGATAATCTTAATAAAGTCAAGAATACCGTTCCTTTCGTAAGTTTTAGTCAAGTCAGATTGTGATGCGTCACCACATAACATAATTTTGGTGTTTTCACCAACACGAGTGATTATACTATCAAGTTCGTGAAAATTCAAGTTTTGGCATTCATCAATAATCAAAATTGCATTATCAAATGTTGTACCACGAATAAAACTAGTAGACCAGAATGAAATAGTTGATTGTGCTTTAAGATTACCATACAACATTTCAAAATCTGCATCTGATGGCATTTCAAACATATACTTTACCATATTCTTATAAGGAATCTGATAAAGAGCAGATTTATCTTCATGATCTCCTGGTAGAAAACCAATTTCACGAGTGGAAACTAAAGAACGAACAATATAGATTTTTTCATATGGTGTTCTTTCATTTAGAACTTCTTTCAGTGCATTATACAGGACAATAAAGGTTTTTCCTGTACCTGCTGCACCATATGCAAAGATATTTTTACCTTTTTTATAGTCATCAAAGAGTTTTTCTTGATTTTCTGTAAGAGGTTTCACATCAAGTAAGAAATCAGAATTAATTGGTTTCTTACGCTTCATCTGTTTAGCCGTCATTCCTACTCCAATTGGAGAATCTTTTTTTCTGGGCATATGTTTAAGAAATTTTCTTTACTTTAGATCCTGGTGATTTTGATGCTCTTTCTAGAACTTCATTCCATCCTGGTTTAGAACGGATTAGTTTGTTTTGCCAATCTCCAACTTCTCCAGGTTGAGGACAAGTTGATGGATCAGACCAGTCGCGTTTCCAGTCTGGGTTGTCTTCACACCACTGCGACCATTTGGTGACGCTCATTACGACTTCTTTTTGTTCTCCAGTTTCTTTATGAATAACGGGATACGTTGCCATACTTTTCCTTAGGTAATTTATTTATCACCACTCAAGAGCGGTTGCAATATCAGGGAATTGTTCCTTGAATATTACTCTAACTTCTTCTGCAATCTCCATGTGCTCTTTCTGAGTTCCATGTGCAGAACGAAGATCAATATAATGAATCCACGATCTCACAGAACCTTTCATATAGAGTCTAGTAGGAGTTGCCAATGGTAATACAAAACGGGCAGATTCTTTTGCGACACCAAGTTCAAGCATCTGTGCATATAGTGCCTCAGCAGAAGAAAACAAAGTTTTCATTTGTACTTCTAGTTTCTGTTTTGTAAATTCATCAAGATCATCAGTAGAGTTCTGACGATTCTTGGTATCCTGTCTACGAAGTTGTGGAGATTTAATTTCTCCCAAGTTATTCGTATCAGCATATCTTTGTGAAAACTCTTGATATGTAAATGAACGGTGACGTAGCACCTGAGCAGCAAGACCACGAGTAGTATTGATTTCCACAGTCATATCTGCCTGTTCAAAGATACTCCAGTGTTTGTGATTAATACAATACTTCAAAAGACCTGCAGAAGTATCAAACTTAGTTTGATTGTTTGGATTACTTACACGAGCACAATAGGTAATAACTTCTTGAGCATCTTTACCTTCAAGTTCACCTGCTCCTTTAGAAACAGAGATTAGTTTAACATTACTCATCCGAATCCTTTACCTCTAGTTAAGTTTTTTTGTCGTTCCTCTGCTTCTCGCAGTTGTTCTTTGAGATACTCCATTTCCTCAATATTATAATTGAAAGGTTGTTTGAGTGCCTCTTTGATGTTTTTGATTAACCACTTGTTTTCATCCATATTGATCTTAGGAGTAATCATCAGTCTGGGTAACCATCATCGTCACCTAAAACTTCATCATAACTTGCGTAAGTATCTTTAGGTGGGGTGTTAGAAACGTATGCATTAGTATCTGAATAAACTTCAGATTCTAATTCATCAACTACCTCTTTAAGTGCCATGAGAAGAACTTTTAATTTTCCTTTATTCATGTTTATTGCCTTTCGACTAATTATACTATAAAAAAAGAGGGGTGTAAACCCCCTCTGTTTTATTTTCCGTATAGGAACTTGACTTCAGCAGTTATGATTGTGAGAAAGATAGCAGATGCTATGCATATCTCTAGAGTTTCAATCACTTAAGACTTGTAAGTTCTTTTTCTTGTCTTACACCACGGTAAGATAGATCGACCTTGTTAGTCTGCTTTGCCTTGTCCCTGTTTGTATCATATTTGATACCACGGTATGTGACTTGTGCCATTTGGTTTCTCCTAAAGTAGTTGGACTTTTACATCCGTTCCTTCAGTCGGCTTTTGCGTCCCTTTCGGGATGAACGTACCCGTTCCGAGTCGGCTTACTTGCGTCCAATGATATAAGTGTTGCACTCACCTTCAACCTTTGTCTTAAAGTAATCTATAAGATACTCCTTAGCATCAGGTGTGTGGTTCTTATCACTAAGAATCTCTACCCTCTGGTTATTCCATTCCTGACATGACATTTGCCAATGGTAAGTGTTATGCTCAGAAATGAGAAGTGCTAGTGCTAAACTTTCCATTTGGATGAACGTAAAGGTATGTTAGCATACCCACACTATATAGTCAACTAACTTTGTAAATTGTGATACAGTTTAGGTTCGTGTTTCCGTAATAGTTTCGCATATTCCACTTCTTGGGTGGTATACAACTCAGGATTTTCTTTAGCTCGTTTTATTAAAATTTTTGCAGCTTTTCTACTCTTCATATAGGTATTTATACTTTTTCTCATTTAATGAGAATGATTATCTAATTCAATACTAACTCTTTCTATCTTGTTATAGTACTCATATAACTTATTATCTAATTCCATATCATCTTCTTCAGTTTTCAATACTCTAAGAGAAAGTGAATTAATTTCATCTTCACGATCAGCTAATCTAGTATGTAGATCATACACTTTATCTTTTAATTCAACTATGTGACTTTGTGCATCTTCTAGATCTTTTTTAAGTTCTTTATTTATTTCAAAAAGGTCATTTATCAATTCTTGTAAATCCACCATTTGTTTGGTTACTGGATTTTCGTACTTTCTGTAAACGTAAGTCATAATGATACTTTATAATGAATTATTTATGCGACCCTCTGGGCAAAAAAATTGGCGGAATTTTTTTTCCGCCTTTTTTGTAATTACTTCTTCTTTTTGGTTTGAGGTTTTTGAGAATACTTCCAAAGAGTTGGACTGATAGTACCTTCTCCAAAGTCAATTGACTTCAATACACCTGGTCCAAAGTAATCATAATATAAATCGAAGATGTCAACTCGTTTACCTCTAATAAGGTCACGAGAAGTAGTGCCACCAAATTCATAGGTGACAATCACTGCATCAGAAGGTTGATTTTTATTTTTCAGTTTCTCAGGAGTACCATTCTCCAAAAGAATTTCACAAGAGTACTTCTTCTGAAGATTAATCTTCTCATCTTGAGTCCACTTATCTGGGACTCTATCCCCAAGATCTTTCTGGGAAAGCTTCTTTGACTGTTTCGTAGGTGAGTTTGTACTTTTCTCCAAGTTTTCCATCCTTTGCTAAACAAATAACTTCTGCTTCATCCTCGTTTAAACCTTCAAGAAGTTGAATGAACAACATTTCTCTACGATTACGAGTTATTGTTGGATCTCCACCTTTGCAGAATTTGTAGAGATTACGATACTCATGAATTAAGCGTGTATGCTCAGTTCCTTTTGGAGCATCATTGGGGGTGTAAGGAACTTCACCATCAGGAACTGCTGACTCAATGTTAGGGTCATAATTCCATACAAGAACGGCAATCAATCCTGGATTTGTGGATCGTTCCTGTAGTATTTCAATCTTTTTTGCTTTAGTTCTTTGTTTTGAAACCGCTTCTAGGATTTCAGAGACAAGAGCATCTTTAGGTAACTTTGTTTTTGTTTTTGTGGGCATAATTAATCATCTAATGGTTCAATGTCCTCGCTATTATCAAATTTAAATGCGATTAGTTGATCTGTTAATAGATTTCCATGTTCGTCATACATCAGTTCAGGGTGCATTGAATATGTTTCCTCTTCGGAGGATTCATTATTTTCATGGTAGGTAAACATGTATTCTCTTGCTATCCATCCTAGCATAGTTCCGACAGTTAATGCAATAATAGAAACGATGGAACCTATCGTAAGTGCTGCAATGGGATCTAACATTTGAAACTCCTTGAACTTTTTTACTCTTCTATCTTTGATATATTCAAAGAAATTTTAAAGTAAAACTTGATTTCTCTTCGGAGAAAAGAAACAGTTTTATCCAAGACTACTTTTAAAGTCTCTGGTTTTGGTTTTGGTTCTTCCTTTTTCTTACCTCCATTGAGTAACAGTTCAATACCTCTATTTATCTCGATGTCAGACAATGTTTCGTTCCTTTAAGAATTTGACAGTTTCACTACAACCACCGATGAATTCCTCATCACCAAGGTCAGATGACATGGTCACTCTTGGGAAAGTAGAACCTTCACCGAACTTAGAATAAAAATCTTCTCGGTCAAAGTCAGTTCCTAATTTGTAGACAACATGTTGTAGTTCCGCTAATTGTAGCACCTTTTCTACTTTAGTGCAATAGGGGCACCCATTTTTAGAATAAACTGTGAATTGCATAAAAAAA